GCGTAATAATCGTTCACCTCATCCACGCAGTTTCGGAGAACTACCGCAGGCTCTATGCGGTCTTCCGACCCGATGTACGGAAGCCCTAAGACGTAGTTGTAGAAGAATTGCTTGTCCTTTTGCGGGTCGTTGAACGCTTTGATGATGTCTTTCGCGCTCTTGTTGTAGAGCATGAGCTGGGAGATATGATAACCGCTAAAATCTCCACTGCTCGTTGGTCGCCATTGGCCGCCCACTCTTTCATCGTCCGTAACATCGCACCCACACTCCTTGCATTGATAACTTCCCCGTTCCACATTAACGGACGCTGGCCATTCAAGGATTTGTTCATGTCCATTTTTGCATTTTATAAACCATTCTTTTTTATCCGACTTTTGCCAATATAAATCTATTCCGTATCCTGCCAAACTTGGATGGCTGAAGTACCATCGCCACCCGCCGTCCTCTTGTGCTTGCAGACGATTTTCATATTGCGTAATGACATTCATATCCGACGCATCGACCTCGTCGTGGATGTTGAGACCCGACGGAACCATCATGGCTTGCTTCTGACTAAACGTACCCCGATAGAATATCATCGCCTCGCCGACCAACTTCTGCTCGACCGTATCATGGTCTTTGCACAAGTCCATAAGGACTTGATTCTGGGCTATGATGCGGTTTATCGCACCGCCTACCATGTCCTGAATATCGCTCTGAGTCGGAAGGGTATAGATGATTTGCCTTCTCGTCTCGCTCGCCACAAAAAAACTCTTGAGCGTATTCATAACCGTGGCTCCTATTTGCGGCGGTTTTAAGAGTACTTGTAAAGGACTGAGATCGTCGTAAATCGCTTTCAGGAACTTCCGCTTCTCGAACTCTATCGGCTGTCCCACCTCGTTCACTATGTGATTCTGCTCTACCCATAAATGGGGAATATGATCCCCTGCTTCAAGCCATTCCTCTTTGGTAAGAACTGGAACATCCATTATTTGTCGGTTTCCTTGAGATATTCGATTCCTTTTTTGATTCGTTCGGGCAAATCTCTTTTCTCTCCCCTCACTTCAACAATAGTCTTTACCGGCCCCATCGTCTGATCTAATCCATATTCAGGGCGACATTCCCTCACCCACCTCTCGAATTGTTCTGCCGCTAACTTATCAAAGTAAGCCCTCCTCTCTAACTTTGTGAGCGTTTCGATGTTCAAAGAACCTTTCGGTCTACCTTTTGGATTTGCTATCTGTCCTTTCTTGAACGGCATAATAAATAGATATGATTTATAATGTCTCCCAACTCGCTACTTCGCAAAAGCCCACACCATAACCCCGAACAGCCCGAGCGTGAAGAAGAAGCCGCCGATGCCAAATACACCGGTCATAATCGTTATGAACAACAGCCCCACCAAAATGCTCCCAGACGCGCCGAAGACATATCCGAACAGCTCCACCGACCCTACTACTAATCTGATAAAAGTTTTCATTATTTTAGTCCTGACCGCGTCGCGGAATACCCGGCGTTGGCGTAGGAGTTGGCGGCGTTGGCGGCGTAGACAGAACTCGCAATCATCATTATATGTCATCAGCCAGTTCAACTTTTAGATATTTATTCATGGGTTAGAAATTCAACCAATACGTCTTCCGGCTTTACCCCCCTCAACTCCACCATCTTCCCGAATCGCTGTCCCCATAACTTAAAATTACCATCGCGCTGTTTAATGATCGAAATTACTTCGGGATTCTTATTCGGGTCGAACTCCTGATCCCAAGTTCCCTCCTGTTCCTCTGCTTCTTTTATTTCTTCTGCGGGTGTTTTATCGTTCATTTAATTTTTCTTCTGCGTTTCTTTTTTTTGTTCTTTATACTTCTTATAAGCATCTCGCACCATTTCCACTGCTATCTCCTTTGAACCATCGGCCTGTCCTACGCCATTCCAAAACCCTCCCATTATTTCTTCTAAAACTTTCGCCTCGATCTGCCGGATGCGCTCGCGCGTGACGCCAAACGCCATTCCTACTTCTTGAAGTGTATGAGTTATACCATCCTTAATTCCAAACCTCATTTTTATTATCTGGTCTTCTCTTTCGCTAATCATACATTTCGTTCGTTCAGGGCGTTTTTTACGACCTTTCGGCATTTTCCGCATATCTTTTGCCGCCCGGTGATGATTTGTTTTATCTGCTGGACGTAAATCTTGGGATATTTCACCATCCAACTGAACTTTAACTTTTTGCAATTCCCGCAACGCTTTATGAGTATCATGGTAATACGATGGTTATTCTTTTCGGCTTTTCTTTCCCCGCAAACAATGAATTATAATACATTTTCCGTTCGTATAAATTGATTCCCCTCACATTATATCCATCCCACAGTAAGGTATGGAATATCTCGCTTTCCGTCAGTTGCCAACCCTTCCAATCTACCGCTTTCAACCCTTGAATTATAGCACGTTTTACCTTTGGAATCAAACAGAGAAATCTGAACAACCTATATATATTCCTAAACTTATTGGTAACCCCTCCTATTTCCTCCCTTTTTTCGCTTATTTCGAGCAATCTTTTCGTTTCTCCCGCGAAATTGGCTATCATGGCCTCTTTGGTCGTTTCGGACATCAGATCGTTCAACCTGTACCGATATGCGTCATCATACTCAAAGAGAGTTGCTACTATTCCCGCAAAATCCATCGCAACCAGAACATTTATGCCTAACGAATTAAGGAAATTTAATATGAATAGATATATTTGCAGTGTAGTCGGAGTCCAATATTTTTCTCCAATATACCAATTCCATAAACATTTATCCGCAAATTCATTAAACACTCTCAATTTCTTTTCTGCTTGGAATATGATAAGTGGATTTTTCAGATATTCCCGCAAAAATCTCTTTACCTTATCCACTTCCGCCATAGCTTTCGGGAAGTCTTGGTATGTAGGACTCATGCCTATTCTCGGAATGTCCGTGCCGTGATAATAGGTAAATATCCCTTTTCCCTCTATCTCCTTTACCTCGCGCGACATATATGTTACAACATCCGCACCAGACAATGCCTGTTTGCGGCGATATTTGTATATCTTTTCGGGTGCTACGCAGGGGATGGGAACAAGTGTCATTTTTTATTGTTTGCCAACCAATTAAGTAGTCCTTCGACCGTTTCGGGTTGTATTCCTCTATTCTCTGCGTTTTCTCGCGCTCGTAATGCAAGAGTCCATATCATTTCTGCCATTTCCCACTTTATGAATGAATACGATGATATATCATCTGATTTAGGTTGTAGCAATAATGCATTTCTAAGTTCTTCTTGCGCTAAAAGATATTCTTCTGATTTAAGATTTTCTTCTCGTTTCTTTATACGAAAATCCTTAAACTCTTTCCAACTTTTTGCTAAATCTCTCATTTTTTTACAAACGGACGGATGTGTTTGTCGTAGTACATTTGAGCCTGAACAGGAGCGGTCATATACAATTTCTTTATAGTAACCGTATTGTCATTGAGATTTACCGACGCCTTGTATCGAGAAGGTGAGGTGCTACCAAGAGTCTCATAAAAACTGCAGGTTATGTCCCACTTTTTTGATTCTTCTGTGGGACTACCGTTGGTTGGTATCAGTTCTTCAACATTAAATTTGAGCAATCCAATATTGCCGTGTATAGACTCAAACACGGCCCTCACGGCTTCTATGGCTTTAATGGATGCAGATTTCGGCGCCCTGCCCTTTAAGGGTTTTGATTTCTTTCTCATAGTTCAGGAAAGTATGGATAATATATTTTATCGACTGCGTTTTTGATGACTTTTAATATATCTTTTCCATGTACTTTTATATGACAAGTCTGAAAACCAATCTTCCATGGATAAATGATATTCGCCGCCATATTTTTAGGAACAAACTCTTTATAAATCACCAAAGCTATTCTGTCCTTTTCTTTGCGACTTATCTTACTTTTTGGCTTCTTTTTTATCATTGTGGCGTTTGGACTATATTTCTGATGGCTTCGTCTACGGAGTTTTCGTTGCGAGGGAGGAGGACGACACTTCCGCAGGTCAAAATGCCAGATGCAACGCCAATCGCGTTTTTGACTGCGCCCATAACAACATCAAAACTGTCAACGATACCTGCACTAAACATATTTACATACTCTCCCGTCTTTGAATTAAACCCAATTCCTTCCTCACCCGACCCTAAATTTTCAAGTAAATCTTCTTCGTCTGCGCCAGCATTTTTCACAATTTGAATCATAGGCTGTTGTAGTGCTTCAAATAAAATCTCCTTTCCAACCGTGTCGGGTGGTGCATGTTTACCCATCAAAGCACCACACGCCTCAGATAAAGCAACGCCCCCGCCGGGAAGAATCCCGTTCTGCATCGCGCACCATGCCGAATTGATAGCATCCTCTACTTTGTCGCGTTTTTGACGCAACGTAGATTCAGAATTAGCCCCCACATAGTAACGAGCCGTTTTAGTGTTCAGCCGAGCCACACGAGCCAATGCATCATCAGAGCCGTCCACTTTCAGACCCATAAGGTGATTCGATAGGTCTTTGATGCCGTCAATGAACGTATCATCCCGATTCACGGTTATCTTGCCGAACTGACCTAGAAATCCCATGTGAGCATCTTTCATCTTGATACCTGAAGCGGAACTGATTACCCTACCGCCGGATGCCTTCTCCAAATCTTCCCACCACAGGTCGTTGAATACGGTCGGCATCTTGATGACCAAGAACCTGATTCCCAGCGTCTGCGGCGCACGGGCGAGAATAAACGAGTTCAGGATTGGAGCATCCATCTCATCGCAGAAGATAACCAAATCCTTTATCCCCTTCTCGATAAGTTCACCTACCAACTTTTCCATTTCGGACTGTGCGGTTATCTTTGACTTCGCCAACAGAACCAATGGATTTTCAATGGTCGCCTGATAAGTGTAATTGTTCCCATCAGCATCGCACATATACCGCGAAGCGTAAGTAGCACCATCAATTTTGATACCCGTCCCGATAGTGTAGGAATCTTGACTCGTTTTGCTGGATTCCCAATTTATAATCCCATCCTTGCCGATTTTGGAATAAATCTCCGCAATCATCTTCCCAACCGAAGGGTCTTCGCTCGATACCGTAGCCACCTGTTCGAGCAATTTGAAATCTATCACACCCTCTTTATCCACCACTTCCTTTCGTTGCGATTTCAACGACTCTTCGATTAGCGGAATACAATCATTCAAGGATTTCTGTATCTCCATAGCTGATGCTTCGTCGAGATGCTTGATACCTTCCTCCAAAATAGCGGAGGTCAGAACGCAGGTTGTGGAACTTCCATCGCCATTGGCGCGATTTGCCCTTGATACTGCTTCGCCCAATATGTTCCTTCCCATCTCTTCCAATGGGTCGGCAAACCTTATCGCGCCTAAAATACTGATTCCGTCGTTCGATGGATAGTGGAAAGGCGACGCGAAAGATTGAATCAAACTGTTCTTGCCTGATGTACCGAGAGTTCCAGCGACGGCTTCGGTTGCTTTTCTTATGCCATTCATCAACCCATTCCTTGCTTCTTCGCCTTTGAACAAATTGTCTTTAGCCATTTTGTTTTAATTATTTTTTATAGCTTCGGGAAACTCGCGGGGGAATAGGGGATCACTCTCTTGAATAATGGATCGGATGAGATAACTTGCTTGTATGTGTCGCGGCCAGTCATTTCGTAGATGTAATTTCATTCCGCACCTTTCGCATCTCACGAGTTCTCCTTTGTCGGTATATTTTATCGTGGCGTATTTATGAAGCCAACCGCGACGACACAATGAGTTTTGATAGCGGGTTTCAAAAATCATAATTTATTTATTAAGGCAAATTTCCCATGTTCTATTATCGCCCTTTCGTTATACGCTATTGCGGCATCTTTTTTATTTTCAAACCTTCCTAAATAAACCTGCTTTTGATTTTTTTTGATATAAGCTATCCATTTATTGCTTACCTTATTAAAACTAACGCCTTTATATCCACTCGTATTCCTTATTTCTATATTTCGATTCATGCAATTTTCACTATTTGTACAAACTCTCAAATTTTGTTTTCGATTATCTAAAGTATCGTGATTGATATGATCCACAAACATTCCTTTTCGAGCACCAACTATAAATCTGTGCATGAGAATATATGGGTTTAGGATTTTCGTATTCTGAGTAACCCCTCGCATGGCAACAAAACTCTTTTCATTCCGATTCCATCTAGCGCACCACTTAAATTTATTAACTCTATCAAAATCTTCATCATCAACAATCGCTACTTGATTCTGCGTAAGAAAAATCTCTTTCATTTTTTACTTTTTATCGCTTTTATGTCCTTTATAGGAACTAACCAAAAGAAATCATCACCATCTCCTGTGGGATATTTACTACTAGTCCAGCCATCGAAGTAAACATCATCGCCTACTTTGGGCCACCAAAACTTATGCCAAGGTCTTGCGGCGACTATTCCTATTTCCTCAAACATACCCTTTTCGGTCGGCAGAAATGTCGAATGTACACGAGGATTTATTATCAAATGCCCGTTTACTGGTTTTATATTATTCATAGTTTTTTATCCAACTGAGGCAGTCGTGGCACATCACAAGATGAGGGTAAAATCAACTTAGAATTGTTTGATCTCTTCGTGAGGTGAGGTATCAAACTGCCTCGTTGGACTGATAGAATCATAGCACATTTTATCAGAAATTACAAACGCTCCATCCCGTACAACTTTAACATGGTGTAGTTTAGGTTCATAAAAGTTTGCTTTCTTCTTTTTTCTTCGGGGCGAATATCTCAACTTTCTTTCCAGCGATCTCCGCTATGTTCTGGGGCTTGTACCTGTACCACACGCTCCCTTTTTCTATCTTCCGCTCGATCACGCCCTCGTTCACCAGCTCACGCGCCCGGCGACCTCCGTTTTCGCCCTTATACCCGTTCCCTTGCGCCACGAGTTCCAATGTTCCGCTATGACACCAGCCGGGATAATCTTTGAGGTAGTAAACTATTTTAGATTTTAGGGATTCTTTCGGCATAGTTTTTTCCTATTTCCGCGCGAACTTCCTTGCTTTGGCAATCCCTACACCATTTTGGCGATGGATTCTTTTCGGAAACGGGAAATTCGGGATTTATAACCGCTTCGCAACCTTTCGTTTGGCATAAAAAGAAAAACTTATTTTCCGCCGGATTATCCGGCTTGATGGGTGTTGATGCGTAAGTCATATCAGTAATTTTCTATAATTTCATTCGGTTCGGGAATCGGTGCGTTCAATTTATTCGCGCTCCATTCCCGACATTTTTGGCAATAATCCTCGAACTCGTCCACCGACAGGGAAGCGGTAGATTTTGTTATCTCATACCGCTTCCCATCAACTTCCACGCCGACTTTGAGAAATAGGGATTTCAGAAAGTCGTGAGCTTCATCGGGCAGAATAGCCATCTCGTCGCTTACCATCCTGACAATAACGCCCCAATAGTACGCATTTTCAGCTTTCGTCCTGATAAGGGACGACTTCTTGATGATGATAGCCAATTCCTTTCCCTCGTACTTTGATACGAAGTGATTGAACTGGCTTCGGTTTTCAAGAACCAATTTTCCATCTTCCACTGTCGCGTAAAATATCGGCGTTATGTTTTTCATGGTTATCCTTCGTCAAACGGATTTGGCTCATCATCGGGATCGCCGCTTGTATCTCCCGTAAGATTTGCGGGATCAATCAGCCGGATTCCCTCCTGCCCCTCTCCTGTCCGAGGATTCGTAACCTCGACGAACTTAATCTTCATCTCCTTGCCTACCCACTTATCGCTGTTCGTACCATAGATTTTCGACACTTTCTTGAAGTTGGTGCGATTAAGTTGGAACTTCTTTTGAACGGCGATCTCTTTATCTCCCTGCGGAATAACACCGACGAGAAATACCCAATTCTTGTCCTTGTCCTGCTCTCCTGCGTCCAAAAAACGGATATTATCGCCTGCGTAAACATTCCCGTTGGCTTTAAGCCAAACTGAATCGAATTTTATTTCAGGCATATTTTCTTGTTTTTTTATTGACGACCTTTTTGTCCTCGACTGCTTCGGTTTCGATTTTAGTTTCCTGCTTCGCGGATTTCCATTCCAATGAAAGCGGATAATCCCTCTGAAGCGGGGCGATCCCCTCCGTTTCATGCTCCCAGATTTTCTTTGCAGAAAGGAATAAATCAAACCTATTTTCTATCTCCGTGAACTTATATTTCTGGTTCTTATTCCGATTATAGCCAATCTGCAAAATCGCGGTTTTACAAACTTCATCTTCCGCATGGCGATAAGCCGAAAGCTGTAATTCGTATTCCGGCCAAATGCTCAAACTCGTTTTTAGATCGACGAGCCACGGTTCGCCGTTAATCTTGAGCTTCATATCTATGGTCCCAGCGTAATTATGTTCCTGATTCCAAACCGTATACTCGGTCTTTATCACTTCGGGATTCGTAACCTTGAGCCATTCCACAAAACTCATAAGACACTCATATTCCTGGACAGTAAGTTCTTCCTGTTGTTCTGTGGAAGGATTAAGGTACTTATCGTTCATCTTCACCTCGTGGCCCAAGAGAATATCCTCACACGCCTTGTGGACTTTTGAACCCTTGTCCCCGGCGGCCTGCTTGATCGCCTCCGCTTCATCCCATCCCTTATCGGCAAGCCACTTATAGAATTGAACGCCCTTCGGATAAAAACCGGCTATCCAAGTAACCGAAGGAACAAACTGATTGCCTATTTTATACCATCGCTCATCGGTGGTGGTAAGTTGCACCATCTTAGTTTCCACATTGACTTTCTTTTCTATGATTTTCATATTTTATTTTATTATTTTATCTGTCATTCGGATCGCCCTCCGCGCCCGAAATGTCGCTGATGTTCTCTACTTTATTTTTCCGCGCCTCGATTCCTTCGGGGCAACTGCATCCGAACTTCCCGCATTCAGGGCATTCCACATCTTCCAATGTACAGATGCAGGGTTTTTGGATTCTTTTATCGTATACATCATCCCATAACCATCCGTCTCCCGAACAAAACTCACAATCTGGACTCGCCAATTCTCCTAACTCTTTTGATGTTTTTTCAGACATATTTTGTTTTTTTCCCCGCCCGCTAAGATTCGCATCATAACGGGGAGGGAAAAGCGAACCTTAATTTTTTATCGACTTGTTTCTCTCCAAACCTTTCACCGCCCGTTCCTGCGCCTTCTCGTCCTGTAAACTCCACAGCATCAGTATCCCCGCCATCTTGTACGCCGTATCAGCCGACTCCGCCATCCTGTCGAGCTTCGTAAGGTTAGCCAACCTTCGGAGATACGCTTTTACGATCTTCGCCCGATGATTGTGGATTAAATCGTTGTTCATCGGAGTGCAACCGCCATAAGGCACGTAAACGCTATCAGACCGATTATCAATAAACTGTCATATATTGTTTCCTTCATTTTTTTGGCGTTAGATTTTTTTCGACCTTTTAGTGAATATCAGGAGGGGAAGTTTAGGTCGTTGCTTCCGTTGAGTACCCTACTCATCGGGTTAGCCGGTCGCAGAACCTTGCATCCCCCTTCTGATATCCACTTTTTTATTTTAATTAGTTTTTTATCTGGGACTCGACCTTTTTATTTTCTTCCGCAATTTTCTTTTGAAACTTATCCGCACACTTTGGACATCGCATAGAAGACATAGACATTCCCCATGCGTTCCTTTTATCCTCGGTTTCAAACTTCTCCCGACAGTCCAGACAGAACCTTTGTATCTTGATCATATAGGTATGATAGCATAGTGCGTACATAAGCGCAAGTAGGTAGAATGGGCTTGTATGGGTGCTGTGGATAAGTCGAGTGTGGGATTATGTTCGTTTTACGACAGATAACTCAAAAGGGCTATTTAGGTACTATTTTGCTATCTTTTCGGGCTTTCCTCGCCCTCGCCAACATCAGCCCTACTGCCTTGCGGTACTTTTTGGACTTTCCAGCCCACCTTTTGAGGGAGAGGTTTTGAGCGTTAGGGTCTTTAGTTTTTTTCATTTAAGTTTTGAACCTTTATTTTATATTCCGCGATTTTCGCCTCGTAATCGAACCTGTCCCATACCGTTCCTTTTGTTTTGAGTTTTAGATCGTACAACTCTTTCACTATTTTCGGGCCGAGCCGGACTCCGTACTCATACTGATTCCCATCGAGCGTGATATTGCAGTTATAGCATTGGACATGGACGTTTTTTTCGTTGAAGTAGAGAACCAACCCGCCGATGGACTTTTTTATGAAATGACCCCCGTGGCAATTCTTTCCCTCGCAATATCTTCCGCAGGTGAAACAGATGTGCCTATCCCTCAATTTTATGAACTCCGTAAATACTTCCCAAGAGTCCTTTTTGATCTGTTTGAGCGATTTCAAACGCCGTTTTAAGGGTTTGTCCCGCTTTATTTTCGCCGGAAGGCGATGATAGGCGTTGTTATTTTCGCCAAAACAATCTCGTTTCATCTATTTCTTTTCCTTTAAGTCGTGGAGGGAAGTGAGGATTTTCGGTCTTTTTAGGTAGGCGGAATAACCATCCACGGGATTTCCTATCATCTTTCCCGCCTCAACTTCCATTCCCTTTACCGCCGCAATACACTCATCAATGGCGGTAGAACGGGCTTGGGAGATGGCTTTTTCTATCTCTTTTTTTATATTCCCCGTCCCACAAATAGCATCTTTATAACCTCGTTCGTATTCCTCACACTTAATACATCTTCCTAAATTACCAATAACATGATTACAGTTCTTCATTTTTTTTAAGTTTTTCGATAATCTCTTCTTTTTTTGGCTAATTTAGGAAACTTTATTTTCTTCTCTTTTTTCTTTTTCATCTCCTTTTTTTAGTTAGGCTTCTCAATCAATCGTGGCGGAGTATTC